ACCTAGCACAGTTACATCAAGTAGATCACTGTGCTTGCTCGCCCTGAACAGGCTCGCTAGGTGACGAAACGACCGCCTGAGCGGTCTCTTGAGACAGAAGGCCCAATGCCTTCATCTCATCCTTATTAGCCTCATCTGAGGCAAATTCAACAAAAAGAGCGGGATCGTTATCAAACCTTGCCCGTAACTTAGCTGGAAGCGCAAGGAAGGAGTCTTGCGCGGCCATCACCGCATTAAGGGCAGACTGATAATCAGTAATCCCGCTAAAATCGCCATATTGAGGCTGAACGCTACCAACAGGTAGCTGGCCAGTAACATTAAACTGGCGCAAAATATTATTGATATCGCACTCAGACTTAAAACTTTGCTGAGTACGACTAGGCTTAATAAATACAAGACTGGAAGAATCACTATTCTTGTCACGATCATAGGTAATCGGATTCTTAACACGCATTTTTACCTCGTTAAAAATGGCTTTATCAAATCAATTATGGGTTTTAACTGCTCAACATTCTTACCCAAATTGTCAAAATTACGCATAGCTTCAATACTAAAATCAAGCAATTGCGTTTCACGCTTAATCTTCTGAACAGTCGCAATAATCTGCTGTTCAATCTCTTTCTGGTTCCAATTCTGAGAACCTAATAACTTAGCTTGATTCCATAACATATAAGCTGTCTCACGCAGCCTATCGCCCTCAAGGGGCACATTCTTAATCTCTTCAAGTATCTTACTCGTCATAGCCCTAACATTGGCCATTTGCGGCTCGCTCAGGTTCTCGGAAGTCTGCGCTTGCTGAGCTGCCGCACCTGACGACTGAGCCGATGAATACGCTTGCGCTGCCATCGCACCAGGATTAACAAACTGGGGCATGGCCCCACCTGGTGTGGTAGCTCCGCCTAACTTAGAAACCAACATAGGATTAATACCCGCAGCTTTCAAATCAGCTACTTGTCTCTGATAAGACGTATCTGACGCTTCGCGTTGATAATCCATCTGCTTCTGTGCAGCCTGAGCTGAAGCTACATTCTGCTCCTTACCCCCTACATAGCTTAGCGCTCCCCCAATAATGGGGGCAATGGGACTAAAAACGCCGCCAATAGTCTTGGCGACGTCTCCAATTGTCGATAAAAGTCCCATTAGAAATGATCGATCAGGCCTGGTACGGAGTACAACGGCATTGGCCGTGCCTGACGTACATTAAAAAACGCATCAAACAGGAACTGCTTGCCGTTTGCTGCATCACCTATAGCAACAACACGCTCAACTGGCGGTGTGTCTTCAATAAACTCATCGTTCAAAGCGGGCAGAGTCCCAAATTCTTGGGCCAAATGCCAAGCATCTAGTGTACCCGCTGCCGTTGAACGAAAATAACCAGTAATCTGGCTGGGCTTATAACGATACTCTGCCCAGCGCTCCTGATAGCCAAATACTTCGTCATCAGTAGCTGTACCAGTGCAATAAATCTCTTTATTAAGCACTGCCTGCTCACCAAGTGTTGCAAACGCAGGGAAATAAAAATCATAACGTGTAGACCTTGACCACATACGTGGAAGGCCCTGCTGATACGTAAGATCAGCACGAACCGACACTAAACCTATAAGCACCCCGTGCTCAGTAGCATTGTACGTAAATCCGTGATTGTACGCGAGAGCCGTGCCAAAAGCGGCCAAATTGCCTTGCGGACTAGTATCCTCAGCAAGCCCTGTGGCGCTAGTTTGGGCAACGGGATTAATAGATACGGGAGTGCTACCACCACCAAGATATTCAGGGCGCTGCAAACGAGCATCAGGACTGACAACTCCAAAATGCGAACGGATAATTTCAGTGTAACGAGTACCGCCACGGGCGTCCCTTTCTAGCAGCTTTTGAATCTGAAAAGACTGCCTTAATTGATTAACTGTAGCAGCTGTAGCTGTACTCAAATCAGCTAACAATCCAGCTGAATAATCTAACGCAACACCAGTGCTCATAGCACCACTGGTAATAGTGTACTTACCTACTCCACCAGCGGTAGAGTACTCAACACCCCTAATATTAGTACCGTCAGTAAACTTAAAATCGCCATCTGCAATAATCGGCGCTGTTGTGCCTAAAGGCAATGTAACTGCATCGCCCTTCTGTGGCCATGGCAAGGCACTAGTAAAATAATCATGTCGCTTACCGCGACGACGTAATACGTAATCTACCGGACTATCTGGGCCGTCATCTATATCAACAACTGCAGAATCTTGTAGATTCTGATCTCTAAACCACTCATTCCAAATCAAATTGTATGCACGCGTCCAAAATGCACAATGTGTAACTGTATTTGGCGCTGTAATCTGACCTGCCGTTGGCAGTCCCATATAATCTTGCAGTGAATTAACTGCATAACCACCAGCCGGCGATGTCATCTCCGGAACTGTGTAATCTATCGAACTGTCAGGGTCTGGATATCTTTCACCCATAAACTTCTGCCAATTCTCCCAAACCAGGCGGTTTGGAACAAAAAAGAAAAACGAATCAAGATGCATGTTATCCATAATTGGAAACAATGGCGTAGCTAATCGAGCAAACGCCGTCATCTGTAAATTAATCGTATCTCCAGGAAGAACTTCGTCCACATATACGGGAATCAAATATCCCGCATCAAAAGTAGTCTTATACGACTTCTGTGAATCAAACTTAGACCGAGGAATATCAGCTCGCGGAATCATAGCGAACTGATGGACATTTACAGACTTATTACGATGCATCATCGTTATCTCCTAATTGCGGGGCGATCTTTACAGATCACCCCCCTTGTATTTAACTACGACTCTTAACCTGCTTGCCTAACGCTAACAGCTTCGGAGCCTCATGTAAAGCAAATTTACCATCAAAATCATCAAAAACACCCAATTCGTACAAATCAAAATCGTCTGGATGCGCATACATCTGATTATCTGGCGCATTACGATTGACTTCATCCTGAAAACTACGAATAGCAACTCCAGTAGCAGGTAAAAAAAACGGGCGACCATAGCATTCTGCCGCCCTATCTCTGATAGTACACACTAACATTTTCATAGTATTTCCTCACGTCAAACTACGTTTAAGCAAGGAAAGTCTGGCTTTAGCCACCTTTTCCTTTGCTGCCAATCTCTCAACAGTATTATCTTCATACTTGTCTCGAGCTCTCTTTTCTCGCTCAAACTCTATCCATTCAAAACTGATAGGGTCTTCGGCCTTGTACTTTTTATCGTAAAAGCGAGGTGGCCGAACCTTCTTGCCGTTAACCACAACAAAATCATGTGGGTAAACGTCATCTTTAAACTCTTTATACCAGTCATATCCTATGCCTGGCTTCAAACTCATCTTATTAAACTCTGGTCTACGCTGAGAAACCTCCCCAGTATCTGGGTCTACCCATTCATAATGTTCGGCTTGTTGCTTACCGTTTACCTTCTTCATTATGTAACGGGCAACGTACGCAGCCGATTGAAAGTTGACCTCTCCGAGGGAGGAATAACCAAAAGGCCACAGCTTTTCAAGCTGTTCGGATCTAAAAATTCTACTGCCAACATCCGTCCGCTTCCAAAGCTTCTTATCCGGAAAATCGAAGTTGAAAACGCAGGCATGGAAGTGAGGTCTGCCAAAATTTTCGCCATATTCTCCTGCCATATAAAAACGGATCGGATACTGACCCTCTACGGGGTCAATGCCTCTATGCGCCTTTCTAAGGCGCTTCATGAACTTCTGAAAATGATCATAATGCAAACTCTGGTCTGACGGCAAGTTCTCATCGTTATACGTCAACGTAATAAAACAATTGTTTGTATACCTACTTGCCTCATGCAAACACCTAATCGCCCACTGGCGAGAACGCTCAAGCCGACAACCTACGCACTGACCGCATGGCAGCGTGAGGCTGCGCACGATGTCGTGCCTGGCGCTCTCATAGAAAACAACGTCCCCTGCTGCCGTTTTCCACGCCGATAACGGGTGGAAACAGGGCACGTTACAGTCGCCATCCGCCGCGCATAGGGTTACTACGCATATTGGCGGACTTCGTCCGCATAGAACCCCTACGAAACTTCTTAGCGGCTTTATATTTATT